CATTACACGGAACTTCTGAACCAGTTATATATTGTATGAGGTGTTGCACATCTCGTGCCGCTGTTCCCCACTCTGGTTGAGAAGGTTGATCTGTTGGTTTCTTGTTATTAAAAACTAATGCACTACGTAATGCAGACTCTCCCATAAGGGTGAGACTGTCTATCACAAGCACATCATTTTTAGTCCAAGTCTTAACAGAACCAAAATCTTCAGTATCGTCTTTCCAATTAGCAATTAAATTTGCCCCCTTTCTAAAAGCTTGGGCTTGTCCAATTGGATCTTTAAGTGTCACATAAGACACACGACTTACTGCTTCTGGTGTTAGTAAGTCTGGTAATATAGATAGACCATCGTCATAATCTAATATGCGAAGGTTCTTTCCTGCGTTAGCTAATGAAGCTAGTGCCGCAGTTTTACCAGATCCACTGTCGCCTACCAGTAATAGTTTAGTTACATCTGTTGATGCATGTTGTTTAATGTTTGCCATATTCATCTCCTGTTTTTGTATTATATCAAAATTTTTTAAATCCGTCAATAGTTTTTTTTAAACACCACAAGCTCCTTCACATTCGTTGTTAAAAAAATCCATTTGTGTTTCGTCTCCCAAATCTAGTTCTTTCATAGGAACTCTGGCAGCATTTAAAAACAACTGATCATTTTTGTTTCTTGATTTGTTTCTAATGAACTCATCCAGCGCAATAACCTCATCCCATTCAATCTTATTAGTTTTAATTTCTCTCCACTCAGCAATTGAATGAAACGGACAATAGGTACAAGCTGATCTTGGAGGCTTTGGATATCCTTGTTCTTTCATCCAATCTAAACAATCTTGCCTAGTCATATTGAGATCAATTAAAGGATAAACATTTGTGACATACGACAATTTATTTATTTTCATTCGCATGGATTCATCTTTGCTTATGCCCATAATCATCTCAACTTCTGTGCCTTTTTTTCTTCGTTCACCTGGCTTTAATCCTAACAGTTGTCGCATTTTTTTAATCACAACATCTACTTTATAATGTCTAGTACATTGTCTTTGAGATAAGCCCTTTTTTCCTGTGACTTTATCTTTTGTAAATACAGGGATTATTGAAAATTTATGGCTAATAAGTCTGCTCATTGTAGCTTGTTTCAAATCACCTTTACTTTCAACATATATAGGAAAGGATAATTGTGATTTTAACCAATCCAACCACTCCATCACAGCCTTTGGTTCGTTCTGTGTATCCGCAAATACTGCCGCATCTGCCTTTTCAATCAAACCTTTTTCCATCATCAGTGCAACTGTGCTACTTTGAACACCAGCACCAAGACTAAGAACACGTAAATCAACCATACATTTATTTATTTCGTATAGATTTAATTGCTTCCATTTGACTAACCATACTCCCATATACAGGAGAAGATAGTCTTCCCCCCAAATATACAAGGTATCTATGTCTAATGTTTCTGTCTTTATTTAGTTTACAAATTTCTTTATACTCAGCTTGATGAGCCTCAAGTTCTTGTTCAAATCTAAAGCTATCGTCTGCTAAATATTTTTCCCACCAGCCTTCAATATCATTGCCTTGTTGTTTCTTATGAATCTTTTCATGAGCGATAAGTTCTGGGCCAAGTTCTCCTTCACCAGGATTATAAATAATATTTCCCCATGCAAATATTTCTCTGCCCGATAAGGTAAACTTTTCTTTTATCTTATCATAGATGGGTGGAAACTCTTTAACTATTTTCATTTTATTCTCCTGAAAAGTAATCTCCACATCCAAGATCTGCATATGGAAACACAAGTAAATACTATAGCAATTCCTGCACTATCAGTTAAGGTAGGATATAAATCAAAGAAAGGAAACACAAGTAATTGTAAAAAAGTAGCCAATAAAAATCCACTACCAACATCTATACAGCTTTCTATTAAACTCCTCATATGTCTTCACCTATTTTTCTACTCATTCTCTAACTCCACTTCTACTTTCATTTCTTTAGGAAATTCAATTACATTATCTTCTTTAATTTTAAGATCAGTATGTATATCTTTATCAAATTCTGAATCAACAATCATTGACCTACGTGACGGAGCTTCTGTACATATATCTCTGAACTTACAACCACCATAATTTCCACAAGCAGTAAAGTCCGCAGGATAGTATTGTGTTTTAGCATACTCATTTGCTAGATGCATCTTATGTAAAGCATCTAAGTACCACTCGTCAAGTACTTCATCATTTATTTTAAAGACTGCTCTATCAAATCTAGAAAAATTTACACCAGTTTGTACTGCATCTACAATGAATCCTGCAATAGGTAATTTTAATACTCTACGTGCCGCCCAGATATATGCATACACTTGATTGTTTGGCATAAAGTTTGCAAAATAATATGGAGTTAATCCTGCTTTAGTTGTCTTAGTATCTACAATATACAATTCATTTTCTAATTCAACAACTTTATCTATACGTCCAGAAAATCTTTCTTCAGAATCTAAACCAAACGGCACTTCAAATCTTTGTTCTAATGCAGGTTCACCGTTAGGCATTGTTGCTATTTTAATTACATCATCCCAATATTCTTCAGCTCTCCATACAATTGCACGGAGAGTTGCTTCTAAACTTCTGGCTTTATCTTCTGATTTTAAAAGCTCTTCGCCAAACTCTAATAGAATTATTTTGATAGCCTCTTGTACAGATTCATCTTTTGTTTTACCATAAAATTTTCCACGATCTAACATCTCAAATCCAGCATGAACTGCTGAACCAAAACCTGTTGCTACAGAATATATTTTAGATTTATAACCTAAAAGATTTTGAAAGTTATAGTAACGGGGGCACGATGAGAATGCGGATAAGCTAGAGGTATCCCATACCATTTGCTTTGCTTTCCCATTACCTAACCACACATACTTAGGAAAGTGTGGTGCTTCTATGTACCCTATTCCGTCATCCATTTTATTTATTTTCTACTTTAGGTTTATCTTTAAATGTTAAAGGTTGTTCGTGTTTAACAATTTTATTTATAAGTAATTCTTCTTCTTCTTTTTCTACATGCCACGCATTCATGTTTAAAGCTATTGTTCTTCTCTCACCCTCGCCTTTAAATGGATAGACTGTATGCTGTAACCATATTGGGAAGATATATAATCTACCCACTTTGGGTTTTAGAGTAACAGACATTGGTGGTTTTAATATTGAAGCATCCATTGATGATGAATTGCCATAGTTAAACATTATGTAGCCATCACTATTGCCAGAAGAATTAAATAAAGTGTATCCTGCTTCATTGGGATCGGGTTGTTTTGCTATTTGTTCTGGGATTTTTGTCCATGTTGTTGCCGCTACTCCTGTTAAAGTATCACAACCATGGTCATGCAAAGGATTATAATCTCCTGCATAACTATGTACTGACCACATTGAATCCACTGATACACTCATTGCTTCTGGATAAAGTTTATTAGTTCCTGTTACTTGTTTAAAGTGACTTATGTATTTGTGACCAAGTTGGCATACCAAATAAGAAAACTTTTTAACTCTGTCATCTTTAGAGTCCATTGTTAGTTGTTGTCCTGTGTGTATTTGTCCAACCAAATCTGATGAATGATCAATACGATCTTCTTTTTCTAAAAGATTATCTAAGTAATGATTTAAATCTGATATCATAAACGCAGGAAGCTCTACTTCCATTAACCAAAACGCAGGAAGTGTATGCATTTTAAGATTTACTTTAAGATCCCCCTTATTTATTTTAACATCTTTGTTCATCTTCTTTTGCCTTGCCCTCTATATTTTTTAAAGTTTCTACGTTTGTGTTTATTTTTAGGACGACTTCTTAAGCTGTGTCCTATGCTTGTTCTTTTCTTTGGGCCAGGGTTATGCCCTGAATATGCCCTATATCTCATTACCATAATTTATTCCTCCATTTGTAAAATTAAAAATAATATTATTAACATTAATATAGCTTTGTCTATTTTGTGCGGTGATGGATTTAAGTTCCATCCCATCATACATCCTTTAGAATCATGGCAAGTGGGTCTTGATCAAACTGTTTTGGTTTTGTTCTCGCCGCTTTTGCTGTTATTCTTTTACCAGATTTTTCCGCCGCTCGGATATTCTCTCTGGTATTTTTTAAATATTCTATTATGGTATTGATACCCTTTTCATTTTCTGCAAGTTCAATGGGATCCATTTCTAAATATTCAGTAGGTATTACTAGCTCTTGTTCTTGTTCACTCATATTAATTTTTCCCCCGTTCTACATATTCCCCATGTATATTCTTGTACTTCTTTAATGTTTTTAATCTTTCATCTCTTTGTCTAAAAGATTCTGCCATACTTAACTCCCACAATTCATCTTCATTTTCCCAGAACTCATGGAAAAATTTTGGTTTATTTTTGTTCTCATTTTCTTCTATGTTATTTAATTGGTTCATTAGTTGTTCCTCTCTCTGGTTCTTTGCGTGAGTCTGGTGGTTCAATTGCCATAACTGCAACATCAGGAAGTGTGCGTAATACACACTCGTAATCATCTGAATAATATGTGTTAGATGGCTTGTCATATCTCATGCTTTTAACTAATTTTTTTATTTCTAGTTCTGCTTCTACTTTATCTTCTGCCATAACAGGCCAATGCGTAGTATGCATGTGACTAATCACAATGTTATATTTTTTCTTTGGTAAATCAACCATATCTATCTCCTTATATTAATTTATCTAATGCTATTTCAAGCCAATATTCCCACAATATTAAATCTGTTAGGGGTTGTAAAGCATCTATTATATTATGTAATAAACTTATGTCCATAATTTTTCTCCTTAATGAATTGTATCATTTGAGTCTGGTACAATTTTAATCCCTGTGATTTGCGTAAAATCAAGAGGGTCAACAACACTTCCAGATTTTATCATTTCATCTATTAATGGGCCAATCGTGGAGATGTTAGCTACTGAACCTCCAAATATTCTTAAAGCCCCAGCCGATCCCATAGATAACAATAGCATACGTAAGCTAACTTCTAACATTGCACCCATTAAAACTCCAGTCTTATGTCCTTTTGCTACTTCTAAGATTGCAGGTCTTAAGTCTGATATACACTTTTCAAATTGGTTTAGAAATTCTTTATCTGGAATCATAATCACACTCCACTATTTCAAAATTAACGGCCGAAGGTTTTTCTTTTGTTTTCTTTATGAAGTCTTTATCAATTTTATTTAATAAATCTCTTGCTCGTCTCAAGTCCTCTAACTTAGTAGCTGTTACAATTATGTTTCTATTTCTGTCACTAACTAAATGGTATGTCATATCGGTTCTCCTGTTGATTCATTTAT